GCAGGGGCGATGGTCAAGACCGACACCGTGTCGGGGCGCGAGTACGCCGCGGCCTGCGGCGGGTTCTACGACGCGGTGGTCCAGGGCACCGTCGTCCACCTCGATCAGCCGGTGCTCAACGCCGCGGTGGCCGGGGCACGCAAACGCATCCTGGGCGACGCCTGGGCGTGGGGCCGGAAGGGTGGTACCGATGTGTCCCCGCTGGTGGCGGCCACTCTGGCACGCTGGGGCCTCGTGAAGGCTGGCGACGGGAAGATCCAGGTGCTGTGAGCGCCCCACTACCGCCAGGCCCGCGCATCGACTGGCTCGATGATGGCGCGGAGCGCCGTGACCTGCGACGATGGCTGCCGGTGCTCACACAACTGCTCGGAGTGGTAGCGGTGGCCTTCGGCTTCGGGCTGCTGGCGGTGTGGGCCGGGTTGGTGGCGGGCGGGCTGGGACTACTGGCCTTCGGCATCGCCGCCGAGCTGACCGAAGCGAGGCACTGAAATGGGCCTGGCGGCGCTGCTCAACCGCAGCTCCCCCAACGTCGGCTCCGCCGCCCGGGGCGTGGGCCCGGCCTTGGGGCCGACGCAGTTCATGGCCGGGCCGGAGCAGACGTGGCCGCCGAGCTCGGTGCTGCCTCCGCCATCGGAATCCGATGCCCTGTCGGTACCAGCGTTCTGGCGCGGCTGCGCCTACACCTGCGGAACCGTGGGGATGCTGCCCCGCTACGTCTACCGCGGCACCGACGTCGTCGACCCCCAGCCGCCTGTGGTCGTCCAGCCCGATCCCAACCAGACGCCGATGGCCTACTGGACCGGGCAGGCCGAGAGCCTCACCCTCTACGGGAACGCCATCAACATCATCACCGCCACCGACCGCAACGGCTGGCCCACGACGCTCAAGCCGATCCACCCGACGCTGGCCGCGGTGCGCTTCACCGGGAACCCGATGGCTCCTACCATCGCCGCCTGGTACGTGGCCGGGCAGATCTACGACCCCTCGGAGATATGGCACGTCAAGAGTCACCTGGGTAGGGCAGGCTGGCCGCTCGGGCGCGGCCTCATCGACACCGACTCCGACGCCATCGCCATGGCCCTCGCACTCCAGAGCTACGGCGCCGGTTATTTCAACTCGGGCGGGATGCCCATCGGCGTGCTCAAGGTCCACCGGCCCGAGGTGACCCAGGAACAGGCTGACCAGGCCAAGACCCAGTGGATCAGTAAATACGCCGGGACACCGGGGGTGGCGGTTCTCAACGAGCTGACCGACTTCACCCCGGTGGCGTTCAACCCGGTGGACTCCCAGATGATCGAGAGCCGCCAGTTCTCCCTGGTCGAGGTGGCCCTCATGTGGGGCGTGCCGCCTTCCAAGCTCGGCGCCAGCGTGGGCGGAGGCACCTACCGCAACGCCGAGATGGAGGAGGTGCAGGCCCGCAACGACGCGGTGGCGCCGTGGACCCGACTGCTGGAGGAGGCAGCGTCGCTCGAGCTGGTGCCCCGGGGCCAGCACGTCGAGTGGAACCTCTCGGCCAGCCTGCGTACCGACACCCTCTCGCTGTATCAGGCCTACCAGGCTGCCCTCGGTGGCCCCGGGCCGCAGTCGCTGTGGATGCTGCCTGACGAGATCAGGGCGAAAGAGAATATGGACCCGATGGCCATCGTGGCCGACGAGATCAATGACCAGGTCAAGGCGGCTGGCGTCGACCTCCTGCCGGGGATGGCCGCGGTGGCCGGGATGCCCGCCACAGCTCCGCCAGCACCGGCTCCCTCGCCGGCGCCAGCCCCTGCCCCGGGCAGCCCGGCGATGCCGCGGGTGGGCGGGGGACCTGCGACGCCCAACTCGACGCCCGAGCCGAACCCCCCGGTGAGCCCGCCGATGATGCACCCGAACCAGACCGTGGGGAGCGGCGCCTCGGCTGCCGGACCCAACGGGAAAGGAGGCTGAGATGCCCCTCGATATGCGTCCGCTGTACCTGCGGGCTCAGTGGCCCACCGCCTACGTCAACGACCTGCCCGACTCAGCGTTCCTGCTCATCACCCCGGGCGGCACCAAGACCGGAGGGAAGACCGACAGCGCCCACAGGTTCTTTCCGGTCTTCGGCTCGGATGGCAAGCTCGACCCGGGTCATCTGGCTAACGCCCTCAGCCGGATCTCCCAGGCCTCCACCCTCACCGCCGACCAGCGTGCCTCGGCCATGAATAAGGCCAAAGCCCTGTCGAAGGCCACCCCGATGAGCGGACCCATCGGCTCCTACCAGGGAAGCGCTGGCTCGGGCAGATCCCGCCCGGCCGGGGCCACCGATGTACGCTCATATCCCGTGGAGCCGATCCCCAACGTCGCCTTGGGGCCGCAGGAGCGGACCTTCGAGCTGATCATGGAGCTGCGCAGTTCCTCTGACGGACGCACACTCTTCGGCCGAGCCGTGCCCTACGGCGTCATCGCTCAGGTCGCCAGCTTCCGGGAGCGCTTCCAGCCAGGGGTGTTCTCCCGCCAGGTCGGCTCGGGCCAGGTCGGTCAGGTCAAGCTGTACGACGCCCACTCCGACCGCATCGACGGTCGCCACCCCATCGGGCGCACCACCGGCCTGCGCGAGCAGCCCGATGGCCTGTACGGCGAGTGGCAGCTCTTCGACACCTCCCGGGCCGAGGACGCGCTCAAGTTGGTAAAGGCTGGCGAGGTCACCGGTCTGTCGGTCGGGTTCTCGGCGAAGGGTGCCGGGAGCCAGCGCGGCGAGGACGGCGTCATCGACCGGATCTCGGCCCACCTCGACCACGTGGCCCTGACCCACGAGCCTGTCTACGCTGACGCCCAGGTCCTCGGCGTCCGTTCGCGCCTGCCCGAGCTGGAGGCCGAGCGCGAGCGCTTCCGGGCTCTCGTCCTCTGAGGAGGTTCCGCCAATGTCCGACGTCGCTCCCCCGATCGATCCCGAGCTCCTCGCTGAGGTAAAGCGCATCGCCGACGCGCTGGAGAGCATCGAACACGGCCTCGAACACGCTCTGGAGCGCTGGAACATCGAGACTGGCGGTACCTGAACCCGAGAGCGCCGGGTGGATCACCGTCCACCCGCGGGCGGCAGCGGCCAGGAGCGGCTGCGGAGTGGGCCTCTCGGTTGACCTAGCGGCGCGCCAGGAGGAACGTGATGAGGGTGACGAGAGCGATCACGCCCACCTCGGCCACCAGCCACCAACCCTGAGCCACGGTCACGCCCGCCAACCTACCCTCTCGTCACCGCTCCTGATCTGCTGCCCAGGTGTCCACCCCCGGCCACGAGCGGCCCACGAGCGTGAGCGTAGGTGGCGCTCGGGTGATCCTCGCCCCGGCGACCTCCCGGTGCTACCGTCACCGCTGCACGCAGTCGAACCCGGGAGTGACGAACCCGCTGGCAAGCGGAACCGTCGGGCGCCGGAACCGGCTCAGGGCCTGAGTCCCTGCGCCGCGCCCTGGGCGTCCCACTTCTCGACACACCGGGAGACCAAAATGCCGAACCGACTGCTGGAGCGACTGGGCTCCGACTACAACCAGCTCTTCGAGAGCTACGACACCATCCTCAATCGCTGCCACGACGAGCAGCGCGATCCCGACGAACAAGAGACCGCCATCCTCGACGGCCTCCGCTCGGAGATGGAGCCGCTGGGCGACCGCATCGTCCAGCTGCGCGAGACAGAGGATCGCCGCCAGTCCACCGTGACCGCGCTGGCGAACCTGCCCGACCGCGGCGACAGCGGCGACAGCGGGAGCAGGACCTCGGTGGTCCAGGTCCGCTCGGAGCCGGAGCTCTACCGGCGCGATAACCCTGACGGACACAGGTTCTTCCGTGACCTCTTGCACGCCCAGCTCGACCACGACCCCCAGTCTCGCCAGCGTCTCGACCGCCACGAGCTGCAGATGCGTGCCCTCGGCACCACCGGCACCGGCGGAGGCGTGGTACCGCCAACGTGGCTGTTCGAGGAGTTCGCCATCATCGCCCACGGCGCCCGACCGTGGGCCGACGCGCTGCGCCGGGTGGGGATCACCGACGCCAACCCGGTCAACATCGGCGTCCAGACGGCGCCCGGCGCCGCGGTGACCGCTCAGGCCTCGGAGGGCACCGCCCCCAACGACGGCAGCTTCAACGCCACGGTGCTGACCACCAGCCCCAAGACCTACACCGGGAAGGTCGACGTGAGCCGCCAGTTGGTCGACGGCTCGAACCCTGCGATAGATGGGATCGTCTACGCCGACTGCATGGGCTCGTATAACGAGCAGATCGAAACCGCGGTGGTCAACGCCTTCGAGAACGCTGCGAGCTATGCGGCGACCATCACCTACCCGGGCACCGCCCCTGTCTACGCCAACCTCTTCGACGCCTTCATCGACGGCTCGGCCAGCGTCCGCAAGCATCGGAAGTCGCCGCCGCGGGCGGTGCTGTGCTCTGAGGGGGCCTGGGCCTTCATGGCGAAGGAGAAGGACCAGCAGGGTCGCCCGCTGGTCACCACCGGCTACCACGGCCCGGTCAACGCCTACGGCCTGGGCGAGGCAGTGACCTACGGCCAGATCGCCGGGGAGGTCGTGGGACTACAGGTCATCCCGAGCTGGGCTGGAGTCGACAACCACCTCTACGTGGTCAAGCTCGACGACTCCCTGCTCTTGGAGTCCTCGACGTTCAACTTCCGCTACGAAGAGGTGCTCGGGCCAGAGGCGATCCGCCTCGGAGTGTGGGGCTACGCCGCGGTGGTGCTCGGCCGCTACCCCAACGCCATCGCCAAAATCGATGCCGGTACCACCATCCCGGCTCCGGCCGAACAGGATGCGCAGCCGCCTCCGGCCAAGACCTCTGGCTCGGCCAAGTAACTGAGGGGAGGCTCAGAAGCGATGGCGGCCGACTGGCCGGTACTGACCGACGTGAAAGCGTTGCTACGGGTGGACGATTCCACCGACGACGCTCTCATCTCCACCAACCTGTCGGCCGCCATCGCCTGGGTCACCAACCGGGTCGACCCCAAGTACGTCCCTGGCTCGGCCACGTTCGTGGCCCCGCTGCCCGATCCCCTCTTCACCGTGGCCCAGTACGAGGCAGCCCGGCTCACCCGGCGCCGGGATTCGGTTGACGGGACCATCGGCTGGGGCGATATGGGCATCGTCAGAGTGGGGCCGAAAGACCCCGACATCGAGACGCTGATGGCGCCGTACCTCGTCATCGTCCTCGGGTGAGCTGGGACCGCGCCACCGTGTCGGCTGCCCTCGTCAGCGTTCTCGGCCCGGCCACCGGCGTGACCGTCCACCGCTCGCCGCCCGAGACGCTCAACCCCAACTGCGTCGTGGTCAGCCGTCCTCAGACGGTGGCGTACTCGACCATCGCCCCCGGCATTGACGAGGCCACGCTTCCGCTGGTCATCGTCGGCGGCGTGGAAACCGAGGACCGCATCGAGGCGCTCAAGGAGCTGTGCCGGGCCACCATTCGCTCCGACCCCACCCTCGGCGGCGCGGCGCCGACGCTCAACGCCTACCCGTCCGAGGAGCGGAACTGGCGCAACGTCACCGGGGCCGGGGGAATCCAGCTCCTGCTGTGCGAACTGATCCTCACCGTCCAGATGTGAAAGGAACCCTGCTATGACCAACGCCGACGTAATGGACCCGCCCAACGGTGGCGACGCTCCCGCCCTCCCGGCTCTGACAGCGACAGGAGATCCGACGCCACCCGTCGCCACGCCGCTGATCCTCAATGACGGGTACTTCACCCTTGGCGGAGTCAACCTTTCCTGCCTGGTCAAGCACCTGGAGGCGCCGTTCGCCGAGAACAAGCCTGTAACGGTCACGACTTTCTGCTCGGAAATCGACTACCCGGGAGTCACCAAGTACCACCTGCGGGCCACGCTCTACCAGACCTTCGACCCGGGCGCCACCTTCGACACGCTGAACGCTGCGCTGACCAGCTACCAGGCCTCCAACACCCCGGTGGCGTGGACGGCTCGGCCCCACGCCTCGTGGGCGCCGTCGACCAACAACCCCATCATCTCCGGCCTGGTAATCCCACAGCCCTTCGACTACATCGTGGGCGACGCAGGCGCCGCGGCGGAGGTCGCCATCGACTGGCTGCTGACCGGGCCACCCTCGGTCAACAAGGGAGCGGTGGCCGCCACCGGGGCCCAGATGGGCGCGCCTGGCTACTACACGCCTTCGGGGGCCACCGTGCCGGCGAACCTGGCGGCACTGTCGGGGCTCACCGCCAACCCGGCCACGGCGTGGACCACCGGCAGCTACGTCATCACCGCCGACCTGCTGGCCGCCCACTGGTCGGGCACGGCCTGGGTCGCCGGGAAAGCCTGACGAGCGCAGCCGCGTTGGCGACGCCCAAGGTGGAGGTGGCCGGGCTGGACGCGCTGGCCCGGGATTTCAAGAAGCTGGCCGGGCCGAGTGGGCCGATGGTCAAAGCCATGCGGGGCGCAGGCCTCCAGGCCCTGGAGCCGCTGGCCGCGGTGACCCGGAGCCAGCTCCCCCAGGTCAGCGGGCGCCTCGCCGCCGACGTGCGCGTAGACACCAACCGCGCCGGGGCCACCCTCCACATGGGCAGTCCCTCGGTGCGCTACGCCGGGTGGGTGGAGTTCGGCGGGCGCCGCAAGGTTCCCCATGAGTCGACCAGGGAGTACGACTCCCGCGGCCGGTACCTCTTCCCAGCGGCGATTCAGGTCGCCTCCAGATCCGCTGGCCTCTACAACGATGCGGTGACCGAGACAGTGCGATCGTTCCATTGGACCAACCAGACCAGCGAAGGAGAATCCGTTCATGACTGAAATCACCGGGGCCGAAGCCGCCCAAGAAGCGCTGCCCGAGGTGGTGACCTGCACGATGGCCGAGCTCGAGTCCTACGCCCGGCGCCTGCCCTCGCCACGGATCTCCGACCAGCTGGAGAAGCTGGGCACCTCGTTCGGCGAGGTGTGCTCGAACGAGTCCGGGAAGGAGCGCTACGCCGCCTGGCGGCTGTTGATGCGCGACTGGCCCGAGCGGGACGTGACCTCGCTGTGGCTTCACTCGTGGTTCTGTGAGATAGAGGTGACCGAGGTGGACCCTACGCCCGCCGCACCGCCGACGGCATCGCCTCCTTCTGCGCCTTCTACCACTGCCTCCCCCGCGACGTCGACGAGCTGAGCCCCGAAATGCTGTCGGCGATGGTGCGCCACATGGTCACTGAGGCCGCCGCCATCGAGAACGCCAACCGAGCCAGGCGCCGCTAATGGCCGGTCCGTCAATCGCCGTACGCGTCCTGGGCGATATCGGCGGCTTCGCCAAGAGCGTGGCCGGGGCAGCCGAAAAGGGCGCGGGCGTCTTCTCGAAGATGCACTCCGGCTTCTCGTCCATGATCAACTCGATCAATCAGACGGGCATCCTCGGGCCGTTCGGTCAGGAGCTGGCGAACGTCAACGACGCCATGGGTCAGCTGGCCGAGCACGGTGCCTCGGTCAGGGAAAAGATGGCGGCCATCGGTGGCGTGATGACCGGGGTGGGCGCGGCGCTGACCGCCTTCGGCTCCAAGGAGAAGGCCAGCCACCAGCAGCTCCAGGCCGCCATCGCCGCCACCGGGCACAGCTACGACACCTACGCCAAGCAGATCGAAGAGGCCATCCATCACCAGGAGAACTTCGGTCACTCCTCCGAGCAGACCCAGGACGCCCTGCGAGCGCTGACCGTCGCCACCGGCAGCCCGGCCAAAGCCCTTGGGCTCCTCAACGAGGCCTCCGACCTGGCCGCGTCCAAGCACGAGAGTCTCGCCACCGCGGCCACGCAGCTCGGGAAGGTCTACAACGGGAACACCAAGCTCCTCAAGGAATTCGGGATAACCGTGGCCTCGACAGCGTCGGTCCAGAAGGGTCTGCTCACCGCCACCTCCCAGGCTCAGGCGGCCGATACCAAGCTCGCCACGGCGAAGCTGAAGCTGGCCCAGTTGGAGGACCTCGACCACACCCGCCACAAGCTCACTCTGGCCCAGCAGTTCCAGCTCCAGAACGCCCAGCTGGCGGTGAACGACGCCTCGACCAAAGCGGTCGCCGCCCACCAGAAGCTCACCGTGGCCCAGGACGCGGCGAGGAAGGCCTCCGGCGCCCACGGCTCGGCCGTGGATCTACTGGCGGGCAAGCTCAAGGGTCAGGCGTCTGCCGCCGCCAACACTTTCTCCGGTCACCTCGACGCCATGAAGACCAAGATCGAGGACCAGATATCCATGTTCGGCCAGAAGTACGGCCCGACCCTGCAAATCGCAGGCGTCGCCATCATGGCCCTGGCGTCGATAATGGAAATCGCTGGCCCGCTCATGGCCGCGGCCGAAGCCCTGCCCCTGGCACCGATCCTGCTCATCGTGGCCGCCATCGGCGTGCTGACGCTGGCCGCCTACGAGATTTATAAGCACTGGGGAGAGATCTGGGGCGGGATGAAGCGGATCATCAAGGACGTCTGGGACTGGATCAAATCCAACTGGCCGTACCTGCTCGGAATCCTGCTCGGCCCAATCGCCCTGGCCGTCGCACTGATCTACAAGCACTGGCAGACCATCAAGGCCGACGCCATGGCCGTGATCTCCTACATCGAGGGGATCTGGGACGACCTGGTCACGTTCTTCACCTCCATCCCGGCCAAGCTGTACGCGGCAGCCTCGGGAGCGTGGGAGTTCATCTGGCGCGAGGCCGACGCCGTGCTCTCCTACGTCGTCAACATCTGGAACTCCATGATCCGTTGGGTCGGCGGGATCCCCGGCGCCGTGCTCGGGGCGATGTCGGGGCTGTGGGGTTTCATCTCCCACGAGGCCTCGGTCGTTTACGGCGGCGTGGTGAATATCTGGAACGCCATGCTGCGCTGGGTGGCCGGGCTGCCGAGATCGGTGGCTCGCCTGGTGGGAAATATGTGGCACGGCATCACCGACGCCTTCCGTGCCGCCATCAACGAGCTGATCGATATTTGGGACCGGCTGCATTTCAAGATTGGCGGCTGGCACGTCGGCCCGGTCCACGTCCCCACCGTCAACGTCGGGATGCCCCATATCCCCCACCTCGCCCAGGGCGGATTGATGACCGGCTCGGGCCTGGTCTACGCACACGCCGGGGAGGTCATCACCCCGGCGCCTGTCGCCGCCAGGCGCGGCCCGGTGGTCCACGTCCAAAACGCCACCTTCTCCACCGCCATGGACGTCGAGTCGTTCATGAAGCAGGTGGCGTGGGTAGCGCAGACCCGGGGCGTGTAAATGGGCGCGGTCATCTCGGGCCAGGCTGGCGTACGCACGGCCTGGCTGGACCTCTACGGCGACGGGTCGGTGACGCTGCCGCTGGAGAGCACCACCGGAGGCTGGTTTTGCCAGTCCCTCGACCTGGGCTACCCCGAGCCGCGCGAGGTCATCACCAACCGGCCCGACACCGACGGCGCGGTGGACCGCACGACCCTGATGGGGCCGCGCCTGGTCGCGGCAGAGATAAAGGCCGAGACTGGGGCCGGGGCGCAGATCGACGCTGTCGCCGCCAGCTTCGCCAAGTTCATGGTGCCCTCGGCCCGCCCGGTGCTGCACTACGTGCTCGACCGGCCGGGCGCGCCCGAGCGCACGCTAACCCTGCGAGCGATGGCCTCGGCCTGGCAGGTGGTGGGAGGAGTGGAGCGGGACATCCAGCTCCAGTGGAAAGCGGCCGACCCCATCGCCCGCGACCCCATCGTCCACACCGCCATCGCCCTGGCCGGGGCAGCGGGAGGCAGCGGGCGCACGTACCCGCTCATCTACAGCCGCTCCTACCCTGTCGGCGGTGGGTCGTCGTCGACCGGCGCCATCTTCTCGCCCGGCGACGTGGCCGTACGCCCGCTCCTGCGCATCTACGGCCCGGCCACCGGTCCGGTGGTGACGTTCACCCCGAGTGCCGGAGCGGTGTCGGAGGTGGCGTTCGTGGGCGCCTACCGGGTCGACGCCGGGAACTTTGTGGAGGTGGACACCGTAGCCAAGACCGCCTACCTCAACGGCCCGGGCGGTGCGTCGGAGCTGGCCTGGCTGGACTGGTACCACACCGTCTGGCCGGTGCTGCCCGTCGCCCCTGCCTCGACCACCTTCGGGATGGCGGCCGGATCGGCTTCAGGCTCGACCCAGGCCCAGGCCATCTGGCAGGACGGGTACCTGACGTGAGCGGCGCCAGTAGTACCGCACAATTGTACGCCGGTAGTACCACCTGGCCTGCCGGGCGTGCGCCCGAGGTCCTCGAGCTGGCGGAGCTGGCCGAATCGCGATCGCCCGGGCTCCGAGCTGCGCCGGGCACGTATCCGGTGCCGCCCGGGCGCGGCCGGTGGCGCGTCACCCTCCACGCCCGCGACTTCACCGGGAACGCGTCGCTGGCCCAGACGACGATGGCGGTACTCCCCGACGCCATGACCCGGGTGCTGACCCGGGCCTGGAACTCCTCGGCCCAGCTCGACTTCGCCATCGACGGTCGCTCGGAGGCTGCCGGGCTCATCGCCGAGCTCCAGCAGGACGTGGTGGCGTGGCGATGGGACGACACCGCCAACGTGGACCGGCCAATGTTCCGTGGCCCCATCACCCAGACCGCCGACAACCTGACCGAGGAAACCCACGTCGTCAACGTGACCGCCCACGACCATCTGGCGATGCTGTCGCGCCGTCTGCTCACCGCCGCGGTCACCTACACCAACGCCGACCAGGACGATATGGCCGCTGATCTGGTTACCCGGGCCAGCGCTGTCTCCGCCAGCTCGGGCACGTCGTTGGCGCCCGGGTCGGTGCTGCCGCTGGTGCTCCTACTGGCGAACCCCGACGGCTCGACCCGCTCCGCCAAGTCGGGCCAGCTCCGCTCCAACACCTTCAACGCCTCCACCGACCTGCTCACCATCCTCGATGGCGAGGCCACGCTGGTCAACGGGTTCGACTACGACGTGCTCCCGGCAGGGCTAACCGGCTCCTCCGACGCGCTGCGGGTCTTCTACCCCTACCAGGGGGTGCAGCGCTCGGACCTGGCGCTGGTGTACGGCTCCACGGTTTCCGCCCTCACCCGCACCATCGACTCCAGTACCTATGGCAACTACTGGCGGGTCATCGGTAATAACTCCAGCGGAGGCAACCCGGCCACCGCCCAGCTGTTCGCCGAGACCTGGAACGCCGACGCCAACAACGTCCCCACCTACCCCATCGGCCTGTGGATGAGCGCCGACAACGCGCCGTCCATCGTCACTCCCGCCGCGTTGACCGCCCAGGCGCAGGGGGACCTGTCGCTGCACGGGACTTTGATCCCGGTCTACACCCTGACCCTCACCCCGGGCACCTACTACTACGGCGCGCCGTTCATGGGCGACGTGGTACCGCTGGTCGTTCAATCGGGGCGCCTCAACGTCAACACCAACGTCCGTGTCCTCGGCATCACTTACCAGATCGGCGACGACGGCCAGGAGGACGTGCTGCTCACGGTCGGCCAGCCCGGGCGCACCCTGGTCCAGCTAATCCAGCAGTCCCAGCACGATCTCAACGCTCTAGCTCTGAGGTGACCCAATGACCCGCTACACGCCACTGTGGGAGCAGTCCGGTTCCTACGCCGCCGGTGTCGATCGCAGGCTTATCGCCGCCCTGTGGCCGCTGGCGTCTTTGGTCGGCTGCGCCGTGACCGCCCAGACCGCGCCTGCCTCCATGACGCTCAACGTCGCCCCGGGCGCGGCCGCGGTGCCGACGCAAAACTCCACCGGCTCCACGCTCTGCGTCTCCGACGCGACCGAGCTCGTGCCCATCGGCGGCGCGTCGGCCCAGCCCCGTATCGACCTGGTGATCTGCCAGCCCCGCGGCACCGATCTCGATGGCGGAACCAACAACGATTTCGTTTTCACCGCCATCCAGGGCACGCCCGCGGCGTCCAATCCCGCTGTCCCGGCCACGCCCGCTGGCGCCATCGCCCTGGCCCAGGTGGCGGTGGCGCCCGGCGTGGTAACGCTGGCTCAGGCCAACATCACCGACGTCCGCCCGGGCCAGCAGCTGGCGGTGCCTGTCGCCGTCAAGGCTTCGGCCCGCTACTCCGGCTCGGGAACCAGCTCCGCCACCTCGGGCACGCTCGTCCCGGTCACGTGGAGCAGCTCGGCCTTTGACGACGCCAACGCGGTCAGCGGTACCACCTGGACGTGCAAATACGCTGGCGTCTACACGTTCTCGTTCCAGGTCGGCGTCAACTCCTCGACCACCAACGGCCAGACGAATCTGGCCTTTTACAAGAACGGAGCCCAGATCCTCCTTGGCGGCTCCACTGCGCCCACCGGCTTCAACGAGAAACCGCAGGTGGTGGTTGACCGGTGCGCCGTGGGCGACACCATGACCTTTCAGTTCTCCACCACCCAGACCAGTCTGACCCTGCGCGGCTCAGAGACCTATCTCAACATCGCCTACAACCACCCGTAGAAAGGAAACTCCTGTGAGCTACCAGGCGCAGTTCCAACTCTCCAACGACTCCGACTTCAATGGCCGGTCCCAGGCCGCGGCGGCCCAGCAGGCCGAGACGTACATCAACGACACCCGCCTCGATATCGTCGCCCTGGCCGACGCAGTCCTTAAGGCCGACCTGGATATCCTCAGCGCGTTCGTCCGGGCCAACGCCGCTGGCCCCGGCATCGCGGAGAAGGTCGACCTTGGTGACGGCACCATCGACCAATCCCTGGCGACCGACGCCGACCTGCTCTCGCTGACCCAGGCCAACTGGCCCACCATCGCAGGCCTCTACTTCAACGCCGATGGGACGGCCAAGCCATGACCGAGCGCGACCTGCCTCCGCTGGAGCGCTTCGACCGGGAGGCGGAGTGGCCTGTGCCGAGGCCAGATCCGCCAGATCCGCCAGCCCATCCGGCGCGCTCGCCCCTCGATGACGAGGAGGATCGGCGGTGGCTCTGACCCGGGTGGCGATGCCCTCGCCCAACTACTCCGGCCGCGACCCTGGCGGAGTCAGGCTTCTGGTGCTGCATACCGCCGAAGGTGCGAGGACCATCGAGAGCCTCGGTTCGTGGTTCGCCAATCCGGCCAACGAGTGCTCCAGCCACGCCGGGATCGACGACACGCCGGGCACCATCGGCGTCTACGTCAAGCGGGCCGACAACGCGTGGACCCAGGCCGGGGCCAACGGAGTCAGCGTTTCGGCCGAGCTCTGTGGCTTCGCCAACTGGGACGCCGGGGAGTGGTCGCGCCACCCGGCGATGCTCGACTCCTGCGCGGCGTGGCTGGCCGAGGAAGCGGCAGCGTTCGGCGTGCCGCTGGTCGCGCTGACCCCTGCGCAGGCACAGTCGGGCGGGCGCGGCGTGTGCCAGCACATCGACCTGGGCTCCTGGGGTGGGGGCCACGTCGACTGCGGCTCGGCGTTCCCCTTCGCCGAAGTGCTGGCGAGCGCAGGCGGTCAGCCCTCGCCGGCGCCAGCGCCTGTGCCTCCGCCAGCCCCGAGCGCCCCGAGCTCTGCCGCGCCACCGTGGCCCGGGCGGTACCTCAGCTACCCGCCGCTCATGCAGGGGACCGACGTGACGACCTGGCAGCGCCAGATGGCGGCGAGAGGCTGGAGCATCGTCGCCGACGGCCAGTACGGCCCGGCCAGCGCCGACACGTGCTCGCAGTTCCAGGCGGAGAAAGGTCTTGGCGTAGATGGCATCGTCGGCCCGGAGACGTGGGCGGCGACGTGGACGGCGCCGGTGACGTGAGCCGGGTCCGCCAAATCGCCTCTCTGATCCTGCTCGGGGTGGCGGTTCTGGTCCTCTCGATCCTCATCCTCATCCGTAACCGCAGCCTCGACGTGGACCTGCTGGCGGTCATCGGGATTCTGGGTGGGCTCGCCATCGTCGTGGTGGCGCTGCCCACCCAGAACGGTAAGACCTAGGGCTGCTCGAAGCGCCTGCGGAGGCTGTCGCCGACGTCCTCGGTGGGCGTCGGCTCCACCATCCCGCCCGGGTCCGTGCCCCACCGGACGTGCTCCCCGTCGGCGAAGACGACCTCGACCATGAAGCGCTGCCCGGCCTTCTCGGCTGCCTCGGCCATCTCCACGTGGCGCGCCGCCACCTCCTCCACGCCGTCTTCGAGGACGGTGGCCTCGTCCACCAGCCGCCCGGCGATGTAGAGGCGCAGCGTCGTCCGCCCGATCACGGCTCCTCCTCCAGACGGCGCTTCACCGTGGCCTCGTCGCGCTCGGCCGCGTCGGCTGCCTCGATCAGAGCTGCGCCCCATTCCCGGGCCGTATGGGCCCCTACGATCAGCGAGAGCGTGTCCTTGGCGCCGTGGTTCCACTTACCCTGGACGTCAACGCCAACCAGTCCCCGCGGCGGTGGGGGTTCCACCGCCACCAGCGACCGGGTGTAGGCGCCGAAGGCCAGGAAGGTGACGCCGGGCTGGGGACGCCAGGGTTTCATCCAGCCCGGGCCTTCCGGCTCGGAACCCTCGGGCGGCACCATTCGGTCGCCGGTCACCCTCGGGCCTCCTCGTGCCCCGAGGGTGGCCCGGTGGGTATGCGCCCATCCACCGCCACGCCGGTCCCAGGAGCGGGCGGCGAGGTGGCTCTCGGGTGATCGGGGCCGACTTCACCTGGGCAGACGTCGGCGTGGGCCGATGATCGGGGTGTCGGTGGCCCCGCAGACGGCGCACCCGGCAGGCGGGTGCCCGAGTGGGCATTCGCAGTGGTCGATGACGAGCTCGGTGCCCCGGGCGCCCCATTCGAGGTGGCCGTAGCAGCGTCCGTTGGGGTGGGTGACGAGGATCTCTGGCTCGGTCATGACTCGTCCCAGTCATTCTCAAACTCGGCGTCCGTCATGACGTGATGATCAGCACCGTACGTGTAGTGGCCGACCATCTTGGCTCGCCAGTACTCCTTGGGTCCCTCCGGGGCGATGCTGGCCTCGTAGTTTTCTTGGTCTAGCCGGTCTTGTGCGTCGGCGTCATTGAGCGGCTCGCTGTCGACCTGTGCGGCCCAGTCGGTGACCAGGATCGCCAGCTTCGCCAGCCGCCCGGCCACGATCTGGAGGTCGGCGGCGAGCTCCGTCAGGAGTCGGGCGTGGAGCGCCAACGCTTCCGCCCGGGTGCGCGGCTCTGGCTCGGTCACGAAGCTCACCTCGTCCATGACTTCACCTTGTCGGCCGGGCGCAGAAGGGGTGCCTCCGCTGGTCCTTTGAGGAACGACTCGATGAACTTGGGCCGGTGCTGGCTGTACCCGGGGCCGTAGGCCTGGTTACGCCAGTACCCCTCCACGATCCAGCGGTGGCGATAGGTGCGGGTGCCGGGCGGTGGCGCCTCGGAGTCCCGCGGCCGGTGACGCTGGCGGAGCTGGATGATCTTCACCCTCGGGTCGAGGCCGTCCCTGGAGCGGCCAAAGCGGCGCGCCACCGCCCGGTTCGGCGCCCGCGCCTCCACTGGATCGGCCAGCCCGGGCTGCGACGACAGAATCCACAGCGCGGCCAGCCGTCGACGGTCCTCGCACATCGACGCCACCTGGGTGTCGGTCAGGTCGCCGCCCTGCGCGAACTGTGCGTCGGTCAGCGGATCGTCAACGCTGCGCCCGTAGGGCCAGACCAGAGAGCCCAGCGGCATCAGCGGGTACTGCCGGTCGACGGCGCCCGGGCCGTAGACGGTGATGCCGATGACCGGCTCGCCGGTGTTCTCCCACAGCGCTTGGCCCCACAGGTACGCCCCGGTGTTGCAGTTGAGGCCCGAGCCGGTGGAGTCGAGTCCGGCCAGGGGAGTCTGGAAAACGACCAGCCCGGCTGCGTCGGGCACCAGATCGGGGGTGAGGACGGCGGACGGCATCGTCGGCGCTGCGCCCGCCAGCAGGTCGCACATCTCGTGGCCGACGAACCAGAGCATGGCCTCGCTGGCGTTTCGCCACTCCCACTCCGGTTTGAACTGGTGCTGGCCCGCCGACACTGAGTTGAGCAGCGGCTGGATCGCGGTCAGGCGCCCGTAGCGGTTCCAGTCGTCGACCAGCCACTGACGCCAATCGGGCAGATCCGCTGGCCTCGGCAGCCACGCCCCCAGCCGCTCGTCCAGACCGGCTGCCTCCCGTGGGTCGATGTAGATGTTCTCCCCGTCCGGTCCGATGATGGTGTACGGCGCCGGGAGCGCGCCGTTGGAATCGGCGTGCGGATGCCAGCCGAAGTCAGGCTCTGGACGGGATTTCTCCACGTCGGCCATGATGTACCTCCTAGGTTCGAGTGAGACCTCGGGGATCCTAGAACCGAGGGTGTGTCGCGCGGGCGAAACGCCACATCGCCGGGTGTTTTAGGTGACTACACCTCCCCACGATCACCTAAAGTCTCCGGCGCCGGATATGGTTACGGCTCCCCCGGGCGCCACAGCGGCGCCAGGGTCACCTCACTCAAGGAGACAAACGATGACCACCCGCAGCCCTACTGGCCGCGTCACGCCCAAGAAGACCAACCTCCGCTGGATCATTTACTTCCGGCTCTCCATCGGCGACCCCAACATGCAGCGCGACGCGGCGCGCCAGCGCGCCGAGCTCTACGGTCTGGTGGAGCGCCAGGGTGGAACGGTGGTGGCCGAGCTGGGCCAGGGCGACCGCAGCGCTTCCGAGTTCGCCACCCGGAAGCGGTCGGAGTATGCCGAGGCCATGAGGATGATCGACCGCGGTGAGGCCGATGCCATCGCCTTCAGCCGCGTCGACCGGATCCTGCGCCGGATGGACGAATGCGTGGACCTGCTGCGCCGGGTGCGGGAGACAGACCTGGAGGTGTGGGACTGCTCCGAGGACGAGGAGATGAGGCTGAATACCGCCAACGGGCGCAAGCGCCTCCAAGACAAGGTCAACTCGGCCGAGTACGAGACGGCCATAATCTCCTGGCGGGTCAAGCGGGCCACCAAGGCGCGCCGGGAGGAGAAAGGTCTGCCCACCTCGGGCGCCTGCCTCGGCTGGGCCGACACCACGACCATCTGCGAGGACGAGGCCCGGTGGGTAGCGGCCATGGTCGAGCGGGTGCTGCGGGGCGAAGCGCTGACTACGGTGGCCCGGTGGCTCAACGCCAACGGTGTCGAGCGTAAGAGGAGCGACCGACCGTGGGACGTGTCGAGCGTGGCCTCGGTGGTGACGACCCCTCGCAACTTCGGCCTGCTGGCCTTTCAGGGCGAGATCCTCGGGCCATCGAAGGTGCCGGGGATCTGCCCGACCGAGAGCTACGGGCAGGTCCGCTCGGCGCTGGCGGAGCGGGCGATGCCCTCGACACGGCCACGTAACGCGTCGACGCTGGCGACGCTGGTCCACTGCTCGCAGTGCGGGATGGCGATGCTCCGCCAGACCGGAGGCGCCGTCCGGGTCACCCTGGCCTGCCGGCGCCAGCTCTGTACGCCCCGCTGTGGCGCCGGTGGCATCGACTACCAGCTCACCGAGGACCACATCACCGACCTGGTGACGCAGTGGATCGACGGCGCCGAGCTGGCCGACCTGATGGCGCCCGAGTCCCGGGTGGACACCGACGCCATCGCCGCCGAGCTGGCCCGGCTGGAGGCGAAACTCTCCGAGGCCACCGACGACTGGCTGGACGACAAGATCGATCAGGCGCGCTACGACACCATCTCGGCCAAGGTCAAGACCCGACGTGAGGAGCTGACCCTTACCCTGTCCCGAGCCACCGCCCACCTGGTCTTGGCAGAGTATGTGGGGAAGCCGGGCGCGTTGGCCGAGCGGTGGCCTCGGTTGGCTACGGAGGTGAAGAGGACGATCATCTCCGAAGCGCTGGACCTGCGCCACGTGAGCATCGTGGTCGACCCACCGACGCCGGGCGGACCCAACTCGCCAGGCTCCAACGTCCGCTTCGACCCCGAGGACCCGGCCACCCAGGAGGCCACGTGGGCGCGGATCCGGCTGGAGAAGCGCACCGACTGACCGCTAAGTGACATCCGAGGCAGGGACCGAGAGCGGCCACGCGGCCGCTCTCGTCGCGTAGTCCTGGCATTAGTGACAAAAATGCTTCATGACAACGACCGCTCACCGCGTTAGAAACGTGACTACTCCACCTCCCCTTGGTGGGGATCACGGGAGAACCGGAGGTCGACCGTGGCCCTGACCGTTCCAAGACCATCGCTAGGCGTGCGCATTCGGGAGGCGAGGGAGGCTCGGGGCTGGACGCAGCAGACCCTGGCCGACAAGATTCTGGTAGACCGGACAGCGGTCGTGCGCTGGGAGCACGACGATCGGGCGCCCACGGCGCGCCACCGTAGGGATCTGGCGCTCGCACTCGGGGGCCAGCCGTGGGAGTACACCGACGACGAGAGGATCCCTGTCGAGTCCACGCCCGCCCGGCGCGCCCGGGTGGCCCGGGCGAAGCTGCGCAAGGCTCAGGCCGAGGGAGTGCTGCCGGAAAAGCCTGCCCCGCTCACCCTCGTGGCCGTCGCCTCCGCCGCGCTGACCGCCGAAGTCGTGGCCTCGCCATGACCGCCGTCGCCCTGTTCGCCCTGGCGTCGTTCGCCGCAGGCGCGCTCACCGCGGCGTACCGCCACCGCCACCCGGCGCAGTCGCCGCTGGCGCTCCACCTGCGGGCGCTGGGCCAGGCAGCCGCCCGGGCGCGAGGACGGCGCTCGTGATCACGGTCGTCCTGTGCCTCTACTGGCTCCTCCTGGCGTCAAGCTCGGGCCAGGCTCTGGAGCACTGGGAGCCGACAGGCATTCCGGCCGTCGACTCCGCCGTGCGCCGCTGGCTCCCGGCGTCGATGTGCCCGAGCCACTTCAAGGACAAAGACGGGAACGTCCGCGTGGCCGACCTGGCCCTGGCCTGCCTGGTGCTCTACGACCTGCGGGTACCACCGCGGCCCAACCTGCCCCAGGTGTTCGTGGTCCGCGGCGCCGTCGGCTTCACCGGGAAACTCCTGTCGGCGTTGGCGATGCGGGAAGGCTGGGACCTCGAGGAGGTGGGCACGGCCAACGATGGCTCCGCCACGTGGCGCATCCGGCGAATGGATAACTGCCTGGCCGACGCATGCCCGCACTGGAAGCCGCCGCGGACCACGACGATGGAGATGGCCCGGAAGGCTGGCTGGACCAAGCGGAAGCGCGACGACCTGCCCTCCGCATACGAAACGATGGGCGAGCGGATGCTGTCGTGGCGCTCCATCACCTGGCTCATCGACCACTACGCCCCGGGCGTGCGCCTCGGCATCGAGTCGAACCTCCCCGAGGGAGCGGCGCTGGACTGGGCAGACTACGACGCCACCGGGCCGGAGCTCGTCGGGGAGGTCGGTGAGGGACCGGTGGCGTCGCCAGGCTCGGTTGGCTCGGACGAGGTGAAAGGAGCCCAGGTCTACGGTCAGACTCCGGGCCAACCGACCGGGCTGGCGCCAGCGGAAGCTCCGCCACCTCCGCTGGCCTCGCCCACTCCGGTCGAGGTGGTCGTGCCCGACGCCGTCTACGACAACCTGCCCGAGGCACGCGGGATGGGCCTCGGCCAGCGCCAGCCGCGCTACGACCCTGACGACGCCACGACCAAAGAGGGGATCCCCAACCCATGAAGACCAACCTGCCCAAGTTCGAAGGCCGACCGGTCGAGGCTGCCTCGCTCAGGCTCTCGGGCAAATCCCAGGAGCGGGTGGGGTCGCTGGCGCTCGGCGAGGAGGTCTACGTCATCGTGAAAGCGACTATCGCCAAGATCAGCCATGGCGACGCCAGCGAAGTCTTCACCCGCCAGCACGACGCCCGGGCCGTGGCGGTCGTCATCGTGGACCGCAAGGACGGTGAGCGCTGGCTGTCGGAGGCAGCGATGTTGGCCGACGAGCGCTTCGGGATTCAGAACCTCTTCGGCCCCAACGGTGAGCTGCGGGAGGAGTAGTGCCGCCCGCTGGATGGACCAAGCTCAACCTCGGTGTCTACGTCAGCCCCGACGGCGCGCTCCACCTATCGCTGCGGGATCTGCTCGAAGCCAACGGCTACGAGGTGACGCCGGAGAACCTGGCGGCGCTGGTGGACGCCGCCCGGGCCATGAGCCTCGACCTCGGCATCGAGCTGGAGGAGACAGAGTAGAGGTGTCGGTCAGCCCGAATCCCCTGCCCGTACCGGGTACGAGGGACTTCACGCTGGCGGACGTGGGCCCGGGCTGGCAGGTGTGGATGCGCCAGCACCCGAGCTCGGACCTGCCCGACAAGGGTGGAATGGTCGTCCAGGTCCTCCACGGCTCGACGGCTGACGAGGCCACCGGAGAGGTCATCCCGGTCACCTACTACCGCTGCCTCGCCACGTGGAACCCGATGCCGTGGGCCAGCCTCAGCGCGGCCGACGTCGACCTGACCCGTCTGGACGGCCTCGACCGCGTCCGCGCCTTCGCCTGCTTCTGCTGGCTCCTGCGCCCGGTGGTGACCGGGAAGGCCAGGGTCGCCAGAGCGGCGCACATCGAGCCCGTCGAGGACGCCATCCGCCTGTGGCGGGCCATCAACTCGTGGACGCCGTGATGGGGGACCAGTGCGAATCTCAGACGTGTGGTTATACACTCCGAGAGCAGAGACGCCGCGACCGGCGGTGCTCGTATCACCAGCCGGTCACGACTTCACCAGTCCTTGGTGAGAAGGAGATGGTGCATGACCAGTATCGAACATCCGACGTCGAAAGACCGTATGGGCGTCCTGGAGCTCCCCGAGCAGCTCAATCTGTTCGGGGAGACTCGCCCGGCGCCGAGACAGTGGGTGTACGCGATGGCGCGGCTCGGCTGCCTCAAGATCGGGGTGACCAGCGACGTCCAGCGCCGCGCCCGCGAAAACGGCGCGCTGCTGCTAGCGCTGGGGCCGGGCGACTCCCGCTACGAGCACGCCGTCCACTGGCGGTTCCGCGAGTACCGCTACTGCCACGAGTTCTTCCTGCCCGCGCCACCCGTTCTCCGCTGGGTAGCCAGTCTGCCGATTCAGGTGCGCCCCTACCCGGACGGAGGCCCCGGACCCATTCTGCGGCTGGCCGCCTAGTCGCTCGGACCCGGTGCCCGGGGCAGGCCCGGTGAGCGCCGAGGAACGCCAGCCCTGCTGGGAGTTGACGCTCCCGGGTACCCCGGGTCCCAAGTTTTGCGCCAGTAGGGCCAACGGTCGCCCGCGCTGCCGGAAGGGGTTCTGTTTCGTTCTGGCCGTGACCGACGAGGACGGCCACGTGCTGCCGCGTCAGACCGTCCTCCAGCCGGAGCCAGAGCCGACGTGACCCGCCACCCGCGAGCCGTGGCTCCGCCAGCGGAAGTGAGGATCGTCCGCGTCTGGGACGAGCGCTCGGTCGAGGGGTGGATCGTGGAGTGCTCCCGCCACGGTTCGGTGGGCCTCTACGGCGACCGCAGCGAGGCCAGGGAAGCCTGCCGGCGCCACGAGGAGGAGGATCTCCAGCCGTGAGCGCGCCGAACCCGATGCGCCGGATGCTCGACGACCGGATGGACGAGGACTCCTGGCAGCGCCAGGTCCTGGCCTACGCCGGGATCATGGGGTGGTGGAGCTACCACCCCTACGACAGTCGCCGCTCCGCGCCGGGCTGGCCCGACCTCGGTCTGATCCGGCCACCGCGCCTCGTGCTGGCCGAGCTGAAGCGCGAGAAGGCCAAGCCCACCCGGGCCCAGAGCGAATGCCTGGGACTACTGGCGGGCTGCCCCGGCGTCGAGGTGTACCTGTGGCGTCCCTCGGACTGGCCCGAGGTGGAGAGGATCCTGGCCCGGTGACAGCTACGCCAGGCCCGCTGGGCGAGCTCGACGCGCCGGAGCTGCTGGCGTGGCTCGGACGCTGGAACCGCCAGCTCGCCCGGCTCAGCGCGCTCGTCCTCATCGAGGTGGACGACGCCCGCGGGCTACCCATCGAGGAGCTGCGCTCGGTGGTGGCGATCACCGCCCAGCACGTCACCGCGGTGCTGCGCGTCGCCACCTGGTGACCTCTATCGCTTCCCTCATGGCGGCGCTGGACGTCGAGGACCTGGACCCGGTGGCGAAGTTCGCTCTGGTGGCCCTGGCAGCGCGCTCTGGGCGCTACTCCCTGACCGCCCGGGTGAGCTACACGAGGCTGGCAAAAGACCTGGGCGACGTGGATCGCCGCACCGCCATCCGGGCCGTTCAGCGGTTGCTGGATCGTAAACTGGTGACTGTGGATAAGCGGCCTGGCGGGACCAATGTTTTCCACATGGGGGTGTCACCCGAGACACCCCCAGGGGTGTCACCCGAGACCGATGGGGGTGTCACCGGTGACACCCCCTGCCCGGGACAGGGGTGTCACCCCAGACACCCAAAGGATGTTGGAGAAAAACAAGGAGAGGCTGGCGCCGGCAGTTCCGCTCCTGTGGCTGGGGATAAACCCGTCAACGTCGCGGCGGCCAGGCTCAACGAGATCATGGTCCGCCACGGGATTCCGCACCTCGACGGAGAGGACCCTGGCGGTACCTGAGCGCGTGGCCTCACCGGCCACCGCCCGCCGATGGATCACCTCCATCAGGCGACGACTCTCCTCGGGAGAGCTCCCCCCTCAGCAGCTCACCCTCGACCTGGGCGATGAGGCTCGCGTCGTTCCATGCCCGGGGGTGACTTTCAGCGATTCCGCCGATTCACCAGAACCTGGGCATATGGTCTGGCCTCCGGCCAGAGCGGCCGGGCTGCACCCCTCACTCAAGGAGCATCATGACACCCAGCACCACCCTCACCGGCGCCGACTTCGAGGTCGGCCAGAAGGTTGAGTTCGCAGCGAACCGGGTCTGGTATCCCGGCGTCGTCACCAAGGCCACCAAGACCACCGTCACCGTCAGCTACCTCAAGGGTTCCGGCCAGTTCTACTCCCAGACGGTCAACCCGAGCCAGCCGTTCTCGGCCGGTGGCGCTCTCGGCCACCTCCCCAGCCGGGTGCGCCGGGTGACCGTCTCCCCGCACCTGCGCGCGGTCGCTCGGGAGGAGGAGAAGGTCACCCTCACTCCCGAGCAGCGGGATCGCTTCATGCAGGCGCTGGCCGACGGCGCCAGCGAGGCTGACGCTTACGCCACCGCCTTCGAGGACGATGGCGCCGCCATCCTCGGAGCCGCCATCGAGGCCAAGATGGTCGCGGCCGCCAAGAAGGCTGGCCCGGCCAAGGCAGCCGTCCAGCGAGCGGTCAAGAAGGCCATCGACGCTGGTGCCCCGGTCATCACCGAGAAGGCTGGCCCGACCACGATTCCCGTCATCGGGAAGCTCAAGGGCAAAGTCTCCGGCCAGCCGGTGACGCCCAAGGTCGCCAGCCTGGCCGGTGCGCTCACCGACACCCTCGACCGCCTAGCGGGCGGGCAGGTCGCCGGGATCGACACCCTCCGCGAGGCAGCCACGAGCGGCAGCGAGGCTGTCGCCGCTGGCCTCTCCGCACCGCTGCTGTGCGGCGTGTGCTACCACCCGATGACCGCCGCACAGGAGAAGGCGTTCGTCAACGGCCGGAACCCGGGCCACAAGGTCCAGGGCTGGTCGAGCCACAAGATCACCCTCGCCACCGACCCCTTCGAGGCCAAGAAGGCTGCGAAGCGCACCGGCGCTGACCGGCTCCTCCACATGGACGAGGCCCGGGATGCCCGGAAGGCTGCCGCTGCCACCAAGAAGGCTGCGAAGGCCACCCCGGCCACCAACTCGGCCACCAAGGTGGTGGCCCGCACGGACCCGGCGTTCGTCACCGCCACCAACGTCGCTGGCTTCCCCATCGGCGCGGCCGAGCCCAACCAGGAGCGGATCGGGCTGCCGGTCCCAGGCCACGACGGCTATTTCGTGCGCTACGCCAGGGGTGCTTACGACCTGGCTGCCCGCATCGGCGACGTCGACGGCCCGGCGTGGCTGGCGCTGTGTCGCCACGGTGCCTCCGCCAGCTCCGAGAAGCTCATGGGCGAAGGCG